AGAACCCGATGGCGAATTGGCTGAAGATGGCGCGCTGGTCCAGGAAGCATCGGCTGGGACGTTCGAATTACTGCCCAAGGGTGTGGATTTCCAGCAATTTGACCCGCAGCACCCGACCACTGCCTTCAAGGAATTTGTGTCGGCCATGCTGCGGCCTGTCGCGGCTGGTGCGGGTGTTTCCTATAACGCCTTCGCCAATGACGCTGAGGGGATGAATTACAGCGCCCTGCGCGCCACGGAATTGGAAGATCGCGACGAATTCCGGACGCTGCAGCAATGGATGATTTCGGGGCTCTGTGAGCCGGTCTTCAGCGCCTGGCTGCGCGAATCGCTGATCACCGGCGCGCTGGGCCTGCCGGCGGGCAAGATGTGGAAGTTTGACGCGCCCAATTTCGTGCCGCGTGGCTGGCAATGGGTGGACCCGCTGAAGGAAGTGGCCGCGGTGGAAAAAGCTGTGGCGCTTGGCATCAGCAGCCGCACCGCCACGGTGGCGGCGCAAGGCGGTGATTTTGCTGAAACCATCGCTGAGCTGAAGGCCGAAAAAGCCCTGATGGGCGATCTGATGCCGCCCGCCGCCGCGCCTGCCGCGCCGCTGGAACCTGACGCAGACGACGAGGATTGAACCATGCCCTTGCCGAAGAATTTTGACCGCCACGGAAAACGCACGGTGGCGCTGGAACGCGCCACCCTGAATGAGGAAACGCGCAGCATTGAATTGGCCTTTTCATCTGAAGCGCCGGTGGAACGGTCCTGGGGCATGGAAGTCCTGGGCCACAATGAAGATGAAATGGACCGTGGCTGGATCGGCGGCGGCACTGCGCCGCTGCTGCTGGGTCACGACCCCGATATTGTTGTTGGGGTGGTGGAAAGCGTCACCCTTGGCGATGACCGGAAGGCCCGGGCAATCGTGCGCTTCGGAAGAAGCCCACTCGCCGAGGAAGTGATGCGCGACGTGGCGGATGGCATCCGCACCAATGTGTCGGTTGGTTATGAATTGCTCGATATTCGCGAAGAACCCGCGAAGAAGGGCGAACCCCAGACCTATCGCGCGGTGCGCTGGCGTCCGCTGGAAGTGAGCCTGGTTTCCATACCCGCCGATATGACAGTTGGCGTGGGGCGGGAAGCGCCGGCTTCTGTTTTACCTCAACCGAAAACACAGGAGATCACCGGCATGGAACCGGAAGTGAAGGAAGCGCCCGCCGCGCGGGCGATTGATGATGGTGCGGAGCAGCGCCGCCAGAAGGAAATCATGGACCTGGCCACCCTGGCCAATGTCCGTGACATGGGCGTTGATGCCGTGCTGAACGGCGACACGCTGGACCTTTTCCGCGGCAAGGTGCTGCTGGCCCGCCAGGGTGAAGCCAAGCCGCTTGGTGTGGCGCCGGCGCAGTTGGACATGACGCCGAAGGAAGTCGCGCGTTACAGCGTGTTCCGCGCCATGCGCGCGGCGGCGGAAAATGACTGGAAGGACGCCGGCCTGGAATTGGAAGCGCATCGCGAACTCTCCAAGCGCTTCGGCGCCGGGCAGGGCAAGCGCAGCTTCTATGTGCCGCTTGATGTCCAAAAGCGCGACCTGGTGGCGGCCACGCCTTCGGCGGGTGGCAATTTGGTGGCAACGGATAACATCTCCTTCATTGACATTCTGCGCGCGCGCAGCGTGGTGATGCGCATGGGCGCCATGCGCATGACCGGCCTGGTGGGCAATGTCACGGTGCCGCGCCAGACCGGTGCGGCCACGGCGGCCTGGCTGGCGAATGAAGGCACTGGCGTTTCTGAATCTGACCAGACCTTCGGTCAGATGGCGCTTAGCCCGAAAAACGTGGCGGCCTATACCGAACTCAGCCGGCAGCTGATGATGCAGTCTTCGCCTTCCGCTGAAATGATCGTGATGAATGATCTGGCGGCGGTGGTGGCGCTGGCGGTGGATAGCGCCGCGATCCAGGGCACGGGCCTGACCGGCCAGCCGACCGGGATCATCAGCACGTCTGGCATTGGTTCCGTCACCGGCACAACCATCGCCTACTCTGGCATTCTGGAATTCCAGACCGATGTCATGGCGGCGAATGCGCTGATCAATGCGGCGACCTCCGGTTATGTCTGCACGCCGGCGGTGGCGGCGCTGTTGGCGGGGCGGCAGCGCTTTGCCAGCACGGATACGCCGCTTTGGGAAGGTGGGCTGATGGATGGCCGCGTGGCGGGCTTTGTTGCGATGTCTTCCACCCAAATGCCGGCCAGCCGCTTGCTGTTCGGTGATTTCAGCCAGCTTGTGATTGCCGAATGGGGCGCGCTGGAACTGGATGTGAACCCCTATGCCAACTTCCCGGCGGGGATCACGGGTGTGCGGGCCTTCTATACGGTTGATGTTGGCGTGCGCTACGCCGCCAGCTTCAGCTACAGCACGGCCATCACCTGATGCCGCGCGCGAAAGACGCGCCGGCGCTGGTGGCGGGGGCGGAAGCCCCCGCTGCCGATGGCCCGGCGCAGGCAAGCACCACGCGGCTGCGCGTGCTGCGCCAATTCCTTGTCGCGGGCGAAGTCCAGGAAGTGGGCAGCATTGTGGTGCTGCCCCGTCCCCTGGCGCGCGAATTGATCGGCGCCGCCAAGGCCGAATCCGCGCCGGAAGACGCGGCGGATGACGCCGCGTGACTGTATGGGATGACGCTTTCCGCACGATCCTTGCTGATGATGATTTGGCGGAAAGCGCCACCTATTACGCCGGCGGCGCCGGGCCCGGCCAGGCGCTGCGCGTGATCCGCTCAGCGCCCATCGCGCCAGCCTTTGGCCCGGCCGGTGGCATGGGTAGCCTGCAGCCCGCCTGCGTGGTGGATATGCTGGTGGCCGATGTGCCCACGCAGCCTTCGCCCGGCGATCTGCTGGTGATGGGTGATGAGACCTTCCGCGTGGAATCAGCGGAACGTGACGATCTGCGCCTGGCCTGGCGCCTGATGCTGGCGGAAGAAGCCTGATGCCAACCCCCATTCGTGAAGCCGTGCTGGCCGCCGTAGCCGCGCGGCTGAAGGCAGAGCTTTCCGGCGTGACGGTGCTGCGCGCGCATCGCGCGCCCCTGGACCCGCGCCAATGCCCTGCCGTGATTATCACCGGCACCGGCATGGATGCCGATGAAGATATCTCCTTCGGTGAAACCCAATGGCGCATTGGCTTTACCGTGGCTGGCTACATTACCGCCGCGACTGACCTTGTGGCCGAACAAGCGCTTTCCGCGCTGCATGCGCGCCTGGTGGCCGCGCTGCAGGATTATGATCTGGGCCCCGCCACCATCCAGCCGAACATCACCGGCGCGGAATTTGAACTCTACAGCATCGAAGAATCTGCCGCTCCGGCGGGTGAATTCAACGCAAGCTTTGAGGCCTTGGCAATGACGCCGGCGGCCAGCCCTTACGCTCCCTAGAAAGGATCAAACATGAGCACGAATCTGGTGCGTCAGCGTTTTGCGGCGATCGCCGTCAAGATTGAATCCACCCCTGGTACTGACGCAATTGCCGGGACGCCGGCAAATGCGGACTACCTTGAGACAAATGGAGAAATTCAATTTGATCAAACCGCAGTGCCAAACCCTGTAATGACAGGCAGTTTGGATCCTGCTGCGTCCATTGTCGGCGGTATGCGCGCACGCTTGCGTTTGACGGTTCCGCTGCGTGGTTCCGGCACGGCTGGCACGGCGCCGGAATGGGGGCGCTTGATGCAATGCGCCACCATGCAGGAAACGCTGACGGCCGCCGCCGTGCCTGCCAGCCCGCTTGCGTTGAGCGCGGGTGGTGCTTCCGCCGTGACTCTGGGCGCCACCTTCGGCACCACTGCGCAGCAATACCGTGGCATGCCGCTGGCGCTGGGCGCCATCACGGGCGACCAGCCCGCACTCAGCGCCATTGCGGATTACACCGCGGGCCGCGTCGCTTCGCTGATCCACACCGTCAGCACCACCTTCACCGTCACGCAAACCGCGCAAATCCCGATCAACCAGCGCTACAGCCCAACCAGCGATGAAGCGGTGTTCAAGACCTGCACCATCTATGCCTATCAGGATGGTATGCGCTGGCGCTTTACGGGCTGCTTGGGCACCTGGTCCCTTGAGTTGACCACAGGCGGGATTGGCTTCCTGTCATTCGACTTTATGGGGAGTTTTGTGCCAACTGCGGAGAATGTTTCGATGCCTGTCGGCTGGAACACCGCAGCCCGCCCGACCGCCCCGCGTTTTGTGGCTGGTGCTTGCCGCTTAGCTGGTGCCGTTGCGCGTGTGGGGCGTTTTTCAGTGCAGGCGGGGGTCAACACGGTACTCCCTGAAAATCCGGAAGCTGCAGAAGGTTATGATCCGGCCGTTCCGGTTTCGCGCAACGTGGTTGGCAGCATTGATCCGTTAATGGATACTACGGTTTCCATCCCGCGCTTCAACAATTTCCGCAACGGCACTAACATGAGCCTTGGTGCCATCCTTGGCAGCACCCCCGGAAACCGCTTCGCTATTGTGCTGCCTTCCGTCCGTGCCACCGCCATGAACCCTGGTCAGCGGGGTGGCTTGGTTGTGGATACCATCAGCTTTGAGGCTGAAGGTCCTGATGCCACGGTGTTCCTGACCGCCTTTTAATCCAATCCTCGCACAGCGGAACGCGGTTGCGCGCGTGGCGGGTTGATGCCCGCTTGGATTGAAACGCGGTTGCGCGCGTCCCGGTGTCATGTGCAAGTGGCATCGCGCGCGTGACACTGGCCGGGCTGTGTGCGCAGCCCGGCCACCCACCCTCGCACAAGGGATTCCCATGAAAACCGAAGAACCTGTTTTGTCCCGCCGATCCATCCGCAAGGTGGATGGCAAGCGCGGCATTTATGAAGTGGCGCCGCTCACCATCCGCGAACGCGCGGCGTATCGTGCGGATATGGCGCGTGAAGGCTGCCGCCTGCCCATGCGGTCTGAATTGCTGGAAGGCCTGGCCAGCGCCATGAAGGAATTGGCGCCGGATAACCTGGCGGATTTGCTGGCCGTGATTGCCCGCGCTGAAGCGGCGCAGGTTGATGGCGCGGAACCCATGGCCAAGGCCGATGAAGATGCGCTGCGCGTCATGGAATCCGCCGCGCGCGCGGTGCCCGCCTATGCCGCCATGTTGGCGGACCAGGTGCGCTGGTTTTCGCTGATGCCGCTGGTGACTGCGCGGCACGCGCTGCGCGGCTGGCAATCTGACCTGCTGCCCCCCTTCCAGCGCGTGCGCGGCCTGGTGCCGGATGAGCTTTTGGAAGAATGCGGCGAAGAAGACCTGTCCATCATCGCCGGTGCCGCGATTGACCTGATGCAGGTAACCAAGGCGCAGGAAAAAAACTAAGGGGCGCCCTTGCCGCACTTCACGGCATTGGCGCTGGCGAAGGCCGATACGCTTCCGATGGGGGCGCGTTTCTGATCGGCGATGAAGAAGTGGCAGAAAACCCGCGCATCACCACGCCGCGGGCATTCATTGAATTTGTGCAGCTTTGGTTCGCCTGCCGGGCCGGCATGGGTGGGTATGCCACCTGGCCGGATGCGGGCGGCGTGGCGGACCAGGCGGCCTGGGTTTTCGATGCCTTCCGCAGCTTGGGCGGGATCGAGGCGGAACTGGAGGCGGCAAAAAAGCGGCGAAGGGGCGGTGAATGAAAATCCTGGTGAAAGCGAACAAGCTGATTTCCGATGAAATCAAGCAGCGCCAGGAAATTCTAGCGTCCGGTTTGCGGGATGGCGTTCACCGCACGGGTGAAGTGCTGCAGGCGGAGCTGCGCGCCCAAGTGCGCCGCGCCAATCTTGGGGAAGGGCTGGAAAAAGCCTGGCGCTTGGACAAATTCCCCAAGCGCCGATCGAAGCTGAATCTGGACCCGGCGGCGGTGGTGTATTCCAAAAGCACCATCCTGCACCGTGCTTTCGATGAAAGCCGCACCATTCGCGCGGGCCGGAAGCAGTATGTGGTGATTGCGCTGCCGGCCGCCATTCATCTTGGCCTTGGCTATTCGCGGAAAAGCCGTAAGGGCGGCACGGTGCCGGCGGGCGCGCTGCGCAAGGTTTCCGATATTGACGAAGCCGCCAAAAAGCTGCGCGCGGTGGTGGTTTCCGCCACACATGGCAAGCGCGGGCCGCGCGTGGCCAAGGCCAAGCCCAAGGGGCGTAATGCGCCGATCGAAGGCCGCCGCATCCTGATCATGAAGGCGAAAAAGGGCGAAGGCCTGACGGCGGTTTTTGTCGCGCCAGACCAGAAAAAGCCGTTGCCGCTTTTCGCGCTGCGTCGCCAGGTGGCCGGGCGGAAACTATTGGACATTGCTGGCCCGGCTGAAGCCGCGAAGCTGGCGGTGAAACGTGAAGTGAATGCAGCAATAGCAGGAAGGTTGGCATGAGCGGTTCCGCAGATCAGCGCCTTTCCATCCGGCTTTCCTTTGAAGGCGCGCAGGAAGCGCGCGCGCAACTGGAACAGCTTGGCCAGGCAGGCGATACCGCCATGCGCAAGCTGGAAACGGGCGGGCAGGCTGCCAGCCGGGGCGTGGCTGCGGTCGGCTTGGCCGGTAATGCGCTGCGCCAGGGCCTGAGCCAGGTCAATGGCGATCTGGCGATCACGCAGCGCCAGTTTGAGAGCCTGGCGAATTCCACCTTGGCCCTGGCCACATCAATGCGCAGCGGCGTGGGCTTGGCTGGCAGTCTTGGCTTGGTGGTGGTGGCTGCCACGGCAGCCTATGAGATTTTCCGTAATTGGGATTCAATCAGTGATAAATTCGGGAAATCCATTGATTGGCTGACGGGCCGGTATCGGGACAACGCGACCGAGCTGACCAAGGTCAATGATGTTCTGCTTGAATTTTCGCGCTTGTCTGAAACCGCGGCGCAAGCAGGCATAAGAAGCCAGATACGCACGCTGGAAGCGCTGGCCACGGCTGGGCAGGCTTCGCGCCAAGCGCTGAGCGCTGAAATCACCAATATCCAAGGGGAAATTGACCGTCGAATTGGATTAAGGCCAGAGGTTCTAAGTGCCGCGCGTAGCGGGCCAGGTGGCGCGGCGCTTTCGGAAGAAAGTGAACGCATCCTGCAGTTGGAAATTGCCCGCGTGCGTGAAAACGCAGCACGAAATCCTGAGATTATTCGCCTGCAGGCGGAAATCGCGCAGCGCCGCGGCGCCGTTGGTGATCTGGATAATCGCCTGGGGTTTTTGCGTGGGCAGATTGCCGCGTTTGGTGAAGCCACAGGTTCTGTCCTTATCACGCCGCCGGCTGCTGAAGCCACCCGCGCCACGCGCGAAGCCCGTTCCGCCCGGGCTGAACTCAGCGAAGCCGAACGCGAATACCAGCGCCTGGTGCAATCCGGCATTTCGCTGGCCAGCAGCGCGGCCACGGAACAGGAACGCTACGCTCAGCAGCTGCTTGCCCTTGATGCCGCGCTTGGCGCCGCGCGCATCACCCAGGAACAATACAACCGCGCCGTGGCCGCGCTGGACCCTGCCGCCCGCGCCGCGCGTGAAGCGCAGGAACAGGCCGCGCGCCAAGCGGAACAATTCGCCCGCCGGTCGCGCGATGCGCTGGCGCAGATCGGCGAAAACGCGCTGGACCGGATCGGCACCGGCCTGGTGAACGCCTTTGCCGCGGGCGGGAAGGCAGCGCTGGATTTCCAAAGCTTGATGAAGGGCGTGATCGCCAGCATCGCGGCGGATTTGCTGAAGCTGGCCATTGTGGCGCCCATCACCAATGCGGTGTTCGGCACCAGCCGCCCCACGCTGATGGGCGCCTTCCAGCCGGGCGGTGTAAGCGCAGGCGGCGGCGGCGGTATTGGCGCGGGCCAGATATTGCAGGCAGGGCAGGCGGTTTCTGGCATGGCGGGCGGCGGCGGTGGCATTATGAATATGCTGGGCCTGGGCGGTGCTGGCGCGGGCATCAGTAGCTTTTTGGCGCAGCCGATCTTTGGGTCCGCAGCGCAAGCAAGCGCCACAAACAGCGCGCTTGCGGCTATGCCTGGCGGCATGATGGGGCCGGCTACACCAGCCGCAGTAGGTGTTTCCGGCATGAGCATCGGCGCCGTCGCTGGTTCTGCCGCCGCAGGCTTCGGCGCGGGCATGCTGGGCGGCACGATTAGCGGCGGTATTCGTGGCACGGCTGATCCTACAGCTGGCAGCGCGATTGGCGCGGCCATTGGCACCGCTATCGGCTTTGCGCTTATTCCTGTTCTAGGCCCGCTTGGCCCGATCATCGGCGGTTTTGTCGGCGGCACGGCAGGCGGCCTGTTCGGCCCGACGCGCAAAGGTATGGCTGCGCGCGCCGGGGGCGACGTATTCCTTGGCGTGAATGACGCCGGCCTGTTGAACATCACAAACGCCGCCGGCAAGCGCTGGGACCAGGCTGGCGCCACGGCGGCGGTCCAACAGCAGCTTGACGCCATCAATCAAGCGGCGGCGGCGCGCGGCCTGACCTTTGCCGCGCCTGGGCAAGCGGCAATCGGTTTCGGCCAGGCTTCCGGCTCGCCGCGCGAATTGCAGCAGGCGGCGTTTATCGCTCAGCTTCGCAGCGGTAATGTCAATCAGATGACCGCCTTCTCCACGCTGGCGGGGCGGCAGTCTTCTACACTGGAACAGGCCTTTCAGGCTGCGGATTTTGTGGCGCAGATTTACGATCCGCTCACCCGCGCGGCGGAACAAACCAGCGCCTTTACCGCCGCCATGGAAGCCTTGACCAAAACCTATGATGACGCGACAGAAAAGGCGCGCGATTTGGGCCTGGCTGAAACCGATTTGCAAGCGCAGCGCGCGGAGCGTATCGCAAAGCTTGAAGCCGACCGCGCCCGCGATCTGGACATCATAGACCGCACCATTGCATCGCGCCGCATGATTGCGGCGGGCGATACGCGCGGGGCTGGCCTGACGCAATTTGACCTGCGTGCGGAAGCGGAATTGCGCGCCTTCGGGGATCAGCTTTTCGCGCTTGGGTTTGAGCGAACAGGCGATGAATACCGCCGCCGCGTGGTGGAATTGGAGCAGGTCATCGCCGATGAACGGCTGGCCGTGATGCGCCAGTTTGACAACCAGATGCGCGGCATTACGCAAGGCTTGTTGGAGAGCCTCACGCTTGGCGACTTGGGCGGCTTGCCGCTGGAAGCACGCTATGGCGCGGCGCTGGCAAGCCTTTCGGCGGCGCAGCAACCATTGTTGGACGGCGCGACGCCAGAAGAATTGGCCGAGTTTGCGCGCGTGGCACAGATTGCGCTGCCTGTCGCGCGGGAGTTTCTCGGCATTTCCGGCAGCTTTGCGGAATTGGTGGCGGACGTTTCCCGCACGCTCCGCACCGCTGCGCCGGGGAGTGATCCGGCCAATCTGGGCGCGCTTTTGGAAGCCCAGGTGGCGGGCGCTGATCGGCTGGAATTGGCCGTAATCGGCACCGGCCAGGCGCAAACGCAAGTCTTGAATAGCCTGCTGACGGAACTGCGGCGATTGACAGCGCAGAATGAAGCGCTGTTGGCGCGCGCCACTGTGTAAGGACGGAACCCATGCCCCTTCCCGCTTACCGCGCGAAACAATCTACCAATGACGCAGGCACCGGCACGATTGTGCTGAATGCCGCTGCTTCCAATGCGCGCAGCTTCGCCGCCGCTTTCGGCGCATCATCGCGGCGCATTTTATACATGATCCAATGGTCGACCGGTTTTGAGTTTGGCCTTGGCGATTTTAACGGCGGCACGCCCGGCAGCCTGACGCGCGCGACGGTGCTGCTTTCGTCAAACTCCAACGCGCTTGTGACGCTGCCGACAGGGACGAAGGATGTCTTTGCCGTATTCGCCCCCGCCGCGCGGGAGGTTGTGTCGGTTTCTGCCTCTACGACGCTGGCGCTGGCGGACCTTGGAAATGCGGTGGTGTTTACTGGAAGCACTGCCGGGGCTTTCGTGCTTTTGCCTGCCATCGCCACGGTGCCGCTTGGTGCTGGGTGGCTGGTGATCAATAGCGGAACGGTGGCGCTGACCATTGATCCTAACGGTGCCGAGCTGATCAATGGCGCAGCGACTTTGGTGTTGCAGCCGGGGCAATCTGCCCAGGTGTTCCGTGAGGCCAGCGCCTGGCGCGCGGCGGTGATGATGGGGCCAAACGTCACCGGCAATCTGTCTGTGAGTGGCGAGGTCCAATCCACCGGCCCGATACGGATGCAGGCGGGGACTGCGCTGCTGCCTGGCATTACGCCAACGGGTGATCCTGATACTGGCTTTCACGCGCCTGGCGCGAATATCTTGGCGGTATCGCTCGGCGGTGTGGAAGTCGCGCGCTGGGAAGGCGGGCGGTATCAAATAGCCGGATCGGATGGCGCCACCTTGCAGCGCGTGGCTGGCGCGTCTTATGCGCTGCGCCTGCAATCCCTGGCCGCCACTGGCATGAATGTGGAAGCCGTAAACCCGACAGAAGCGAGCTTTCAGCCTTTGCTTTTGGGTGGTTCTACTGTCACGCTTCGCACCAGCGGCACGGCGCGCGTTACGGTGCCGGCCTCGGGGGCGGTGGATGTTGTGGGGCCTTTGGCGATTGACGGCAATAATGTCGGCATCAATCGCGGAACGGAACAGGCGACCACAAGCGGCGTGTCGATTGATTTCACCAGCATCCCGGCTGGCGTGCGGCGGGTCACCGTTTTGTTTGATCGTGTTTCAACTAATGGCACGTCACCGATTATGGTTCAGCTTGGCATTTCCACTGGCATTGAAGCAACCGGATACACGGTGGGTGGAACGCGCGCTGGATCAAATAATTTTGCTTCGCACGCGGCATATACAACTGGATTTGCCTTTGGCGACTCATCCGCTATGGTGGCAGCGCAACTTTATACAGGTCGCTTACAGCTTGATCTTTTCAATGTGACCAACAATAGCTTTGTCGGAAACGGGTTTATTTCATCTAACACAGCAGGCGGATATGCTCTGTTTACTTCTGGACGTAAAGCGCTTGCGGGCGTTTTGGACAGGCTGAGAATAACCACAGTAAACGGCACAGACACTTTTGATAATGGCGCAGCTATCATCATGTGGGAGTTTTGATCATGACCCCGACACGCATTGAAATGAACGTGCTTACCGGCGAATCAATCGAAGTCGAATTGACGCCAGAAGAAATCGCTGCGCTGCCACCGCCGCAAGCGCCAGCCGTCCCGCAAGAGGTGACGAACTTCCAGGCGCGCGCCCTGCTGATGAATATGCCGGGCAGCGCGC